CGGCAGCACCGAAGTCTCTGTACTGTGCTAAAGCTTGGGCTAACTGTAAGGAGCTATTAATAGGGGTAACGCCATTACCATAGAAGCGGTAAGTGCTGCTTACGCAAACCTGAGCAACGTCAGCTTCGATTTTAGCGCCCATTTCATCAATAGCAGCTTTACCGAAACGATCCATATAGTCTTCAACGTTGAAGATATATTGTTGGGAAGTGAATAGGTATGAACTTGAGATCTGACCGACTACTGACAAAGGGTTTAATCTTTGTTGAGCGCCTTGGAAGCTTGCTACTAAAGAAGCAACAGTAGTTGCTCGTGGTGGCAATTCGATGTTAACCGTTTGACCTAATTGGCCAGTAGGTTGCTGCGCATGGAAGTTCTCGAACTTCTTGTTTGCTGTTTTGATGAAGGCGTATCTGTTTTGTAAGAATTCTAGCTCTGCTAGCTGATATGTTGGTACATTGACCAGAATATTATTTGGGATCATGTGGGCTACGTCCTATAGTTCGTTAAACTACAGGCACGCTACGGGGAAGGAGGGTGCTCTTAGCCTTTCAGCCAGGAGGCTCCTTTGAAGCTTCGTTCAGTCGTAGTCGCGCCTGCGCCAGGTGACGGACTATGACGATTCAATGGAGATGGCGCTGATTTATGAGTCTCTAGCGCTTTGTTATTTTCCCGGATAGAGTCTGCTAAGTCTTTCATCAGTTTACGCGCAACCGTTTCCGATGTGGTTGCTGCGGTATGCATTTGAATTAACTTAGCTGGATTCTTCATGAGCTCGTGCATGATCTCATCAGTGTTATCCTGCTCTGCTGCCAAGAATGTAACGCCGGGAAATTCCTCAGGTTTAAAGTCGCCCATTATTTCATCAAAATCGGGAAACTTTTCTTTCCCTTTTCCAACTTTTAAATAATATTGTGCGGCTACCTGTTCAGCGGCTTGTTGCCTTTGTTGCTGCATCACTTGTTCTTGCTGGGCTTGCTGCTGCTCTTGAAGGCGCGCCATGATTTTGGCTTCTAGATCCGCCAAGTTAGGCTCTTGCATTCCGCCCATAGACTGGGCCTGTTGCTGCTGCATCCTTGCTTCGAAATCGCGATTTAGCTTCTCAGCTACTGCTGCTTTTTCCCGTTTCACTATTGCTTCAACGTGGCTCGCAGGAAGCATCTTTTCTGCTTTAGCTTCACCAACTACATCCGCAATTTGTGACACATCCATGTCTTCGCTCATAGAGATTTTCCCTTCTCAGGTTCACCCGGTAAGGCCCGGTGCCAGTACAATGCCTTTGTACTAAAGTTCACCCTAGTTGCTAGCGCTAGGTCGCATACCACTACAGATTAGTCCCTTGGCTAAAGGAATGCAAGAGCTAATGCTGCATGCCGCTCAAGTTACCAACCTTTAAAGCCATCTCTACTGCGCTGCGCGCGTTTTCAGAGTCTAGGCGCTGTCGTTCCATCTCTTTTTTGCTAGCGGCTTCCTCAACCTTTGCCATAGCCAATGCATATTGGATCTCAGTCTTTTGCTTTTCAATAGCCACTTTAGCTGCTTGAATAGCCAAGTTACCTTCAGTCTCAAGTCTACGTTGCTCCACTTTAGCCATTTCAGTTTCTTTGAAAGCCTCTGTTTGTGCCATTGAGGCTTCCACCATAGGATCACCTTGTTGCTGCGCAGCTTGCTGTGCTTGTTGCATCTTCTCTAAGTAGCCTGGAACTTTCTCTTTAAGACCTTCAATGCCACGAATGTCCATGTTATCGAGTAAGGTTTCTAAGCCTTCGCTCGCCATAAATTGTCCGAAGACTGGCTCTGCAGCGGTCATCTTGATGAGCTGGTCTAATGCCATCGACTTTTGGATCTCCAAGTTCACACCAGCTTCTACTTTGATCTGAACTGAATTTGGGTCATACATCATGCTAATAGAGCTTTGATTTTCAGGATGGTTAATAACTTGATAACCACGTCTGCCATCAGGTTTGCGAATGGGAAGCGAACGTGGAGTAACATAGTACTTTGGTATTAGGTCAACTACGATCTCAGCAATGCGATTAATGAATTTAATATAGCCGATCATGTAGGGTGCCGAAGCCGCATTTGCTTGAATGGCTCCTAATCCTATAGCTCTACCAGACACATTGTTTTCATTTGTGCCTTGTACCATGTTCAAGTTACCGAGAATCATCTGGGTAAGTTTTGATGAACCCATGAAAGTATTTTCAACAATGGGGGGCGTAGGTGTACGCTGAATTTCCATTGGTGGCGTTAGGCGAACATTAGTGTCACCATCCATAAACTCGTTATAAACCAGCGTATCCATTTGCTGAACGTTTCTATAAGCTTCTTGATAGTCCTTTGGAATAGATTCTTTGGAAACTTTGAACTTATGCGCGACCATGTTTTCAATTTCACCACCAACAGTCTGGCCAGCAAAGTTCATAAGACGCTGAATACCCATCGCATTATAGCAATAAGGTCTTGTCATCTCGTAAGAAGCAGCCTTCTCGCCATCCCGTAACCAAACACTATTTCCGGCTCCATAAATTAACGGAAGCATTGAGAAATTAGTTTCTTTATATTCGAGCACTTTATCTTCTACAAAAGTATAGCGCTCAATCACTTGAATATTCGACATACGTTCTTCAATGATCGAGGGAGGCTGCTCGATATAGCCCATCTCATTCCACTGCACCATGAACTCTTCATAACGCTTTTTAGTAACAACATGGCCATTGGAAAGCTTTACGATTTTAGTTTTGGTTTTCTTTTTGTTGTAGTACTCACAAACAAGAATGATAGGATTATCTTGTTGCTGAAAGCACCAAGCGAATTCTCCTACATTAGCCGTGTTCTTGAATCGCAAGCCTTTAGCTGCCTCTGCGCCATATTCTTCTTTAAAGTCTTGGATAGTCTTAGGAATGAGTTTAAAGCAGTATTGTCCATCTCCTTTGTGAGAGAGCCGGGCCATAGGGTCAAAGCCGCACAAAGTAGGATCGAATACCCTCTCAATTTTGATGACTTGATCGAAGGATTTATCGTTAACATATTCTGTTGTTACTTCACCTACTGTAAAGCCGCCTCCAAGTAAATCTGCAAAGTACTTTGCCTGCAAGCCGTCATTTTGAACTTCATTGAAGATCTCACTAAGATGCCATTGTAAGACATTTAACTGCTGCATAAACTCTTCAGTCATATCTTCAATGCGCATGCCATCGGCTGCACGAGCAGTAATAGAAGGCTCATGCTTGGCAAAGTCACCTATCTGCGCATTAACCGCAGGCTCAAGGATATTGAACTCCAAAGGAGGCTTTTTAAGGATCTGCAAACTGCCACGCTGTTGCGCAGTTAAAGCTGAATCGAAGACGAAATGCATGAACATGTGATAACGTTCATTGTTTTTGCGGCTAACATCATAAGAGAGATTAACTTTCTTCTTAAGATCACCGAGCATATCTTGACGTTTCTTTGCAACTTCCATGTCGCAACTCCTTTTGTTAGTACCAGGCTTGTCGTGCTTGCACCTTCTCTTTAAACGCATCTGCTAAGCTTGTGACCACATTGTCTCGCTTGTTCTCTTCTATTAGATTGTGGTGAAAAGCTTTATCTATGAGAGCTATCTTACATGCATCCCAGCACGTATCAGCTATATCGTCCCAACGATGGGAATCCGAAGCAGTGATTTTAATCATGTGATTGATACACATATTTACATGCTTAGCGTCTTGCGTAAAGGAAACTAGCTTAGCAGCAATCACATCTTGCATAGCTATATACCTATCTGCTTTGCTCTTAGAGGCTGCTGTTCGTGGAACATCTCGTATCTGTAAGCCACGCATCTCTTGTAGCACACTAATAAGTGTGACGCCTGTGCTCTTCTTCTCTATAGCTGCCAGCAAAGGCTTAACAGGGTGGCGCATGCATTCTGTGTAGAAAAGAATGAATTCATCTCGTAGGTCTTTGGGCTCAACCCGAAGCTCAACACAATCTAACCAATGTAAGCCTATCTGCCCAGTCTCCCTACCGTACTCAACTACCCTGTATAGTCCCCAGAAGCTAAAGACACTAGCATCGTTATATGATTTAGTTGTCTCAGCAGTATCAGCAGTAATGAAGGTATAGAGTATTTTTGGTTCTTCATCCAATATTGGGAAGTTATGCACCTTATAGAGCGCGCCCCCACTTGGAACTGGCTCTTGTTGAAACTGGCTTGAGAAGACATATGGATTCTTTTCTTTCTTTTCTAATAACTGAGATAAAGGATTTACTTCAGGATAGAGAGCGTTGCCCGCATCGTCGATGGCTTTAAGAACAACTCTTCGCCATATCCTCTCATCTCTGCCGGAGAGCATGTACGATGGAAGGTCATCTTCATGCAGTCTTTGCCCGATAAAAATGATTGGCACATTTGGGCCGCGTGGGCGTTGTAGAATTGTTTCTCGATAATTATCGATAACTCTTTGTCGGATCGTGTCCGAATGTACCTCATCGGGCTTGTGTGCGTCATCTATTATTACTGCTCCTGAAAATTCTTCACAGTTGGGAAGACCGGCATCCTGGCCGGTGATTGGGCCGCTAGAACCAAAGGCCTTCACGCTTGCGCCACTTGTTGTGACGAAATGGTCTTTAGCCTTCATGTCATGACGAATTTCAATACCAAAGAGATTACGGTAATGGCTGTTAGTGATAATGCGTCGGATCATCTCAGTGTGTTTAGTAGCTAGTTCATGTCCATACGAGATGTAGAGATATTGTGAGCGAGGATATTTGGACAAGCTCCAAGCCACCCAGTATGCCAATAGGGTGCTTTTGCCATGTCCAGGGGGAACATTGATAAGTAAGCTTGTAGCTTGCATCCTAGCCACGCTGGTGAGTTCTCTTGATATAGTAATGAAGTGAGATTCCCTTCCCAAAGGCTGGGATAGTTTAAACTCTCGTCCTGTGACCAACGGGAAAAAGCACTGAGTGAAGTCCAGGAAAGAGCCCCATAGTTGCGCACGTAAGAGATCGAGCTCATCAATATTCCTTTTCATGCGCTTTGTTTAATTCTTGAGTAGCTGCTAATTTGGCTTGGAGTAATGCTACACTTTCTACAAGCTGAGCATTTTGTGCTGCTAAGTCTTCGCTGGGTTTATCCCCGAATACTCTAGGGAGCAAACGCGCTGCTTGCCATTGTCTTGCTTTAATTCGTTGAGCATCTCTAGCGACAGCGGTAGCATTTGGTTTTAAACTCCCATCTTTATCTACATACATATCTCTGCTGTCATCATCAGCAATTCTTAAGCATTCTGCAGTAATAAGAAAAGTTTGTTCTCTTTTTGCGTGTAGAAACATCTCAGCAAAATGACTATTTTTTAGTCTCCACTTATAAATAGTATCATGAGAAGGTATTTCTGGATGTTGGCGGCATAAATCTTCTAAAGACGTCTCATGAGTTGCTATTAACTCACAAATATAATCACCCATTTCATCGGTATATTCTAAGGATGGAGCGCCCATTCCTGGTCGTGTTTTAGATACTTTCTTTTGAACTTTTTTTATTGGACTTGCTGGACTTTGTGCTTCCTTTTTTTTCGTCATCTTGCACATCCTTTGCAATTGCTTTCTCTACTGTGATCCACCCCTCGGCATTACATTCTTCGCAGTCTTCCAGAATCATACCCATTCCTTGGACTTGCTTGCCGCCCTTACATCTATTACATCTAACTAACATCAATAATCCATTATTAGTATCAATTAACTGAATCATATCTTGTAAATGGTGTAGCTGCAAGGGTAGAGGAAATTTTCTTCCTTCCTTTGTTGATAAATTATTATGTATCTACTGTTGACACAAACGTATCTCACCGCATATACTGTCTCAAGTGGGACAACAACTGAACCGGAGACAAAAATGCCAAATAAAGA